GTTCGGCTTCTAGTCTAGTCACTACACCTTCGGCATAGGCCATTGCTCTTCTTGCAGAACGCTTTGTAGTTCCTCCACCCCACAGAGCCATTGCAACAATTCCGGGTGATGGGAAATCTTCTGAGTTTGGATTGGCAGCAGGTGCATCGAGATCTCCCAAGTGTCTTGCAATCCAAGCAGCTATGCGAACCCACTTATCTGCTGAGACATTGCCTTCAGCCATTTGTCGAGCTTCTCTGATTGTGCGATCTACTAGACCATCGCCACCAAGGCCCTCTGAATACCACTCAAGCCCCCTGCGGGCAGAAGCCCTCATGTAGGCAGGTGCAGTCAGATTTACCTGTCTGACCTCATCATCATCCATGTCATCAGGCTCATCCATTGGTTCTGGTAGTGGGTTAATCTTTGTCAGAGTAGAGAATTTGTGTCCAACATAAACATCAGTATCATCCCAGCCACCCTCGACTCTTTCATAGACCTGAATCAAAGCAGCAGGGTCATCAGGAGTGCCTGTGATTGAAAATGAGGAATCGGGCACATTGATTGTGCCATCTCGCTCGATCTGCACGATCTCACCTCTGGCTCGACCACCTGAAGAATTCCAAGAGACATAGTCTCCAACTTCTAGTTCGGTGGGTCTGGCTCTTTCGCCACCCGGCTCCATGTCCTCAGCGATTGAGACAGCGACCATTTGATCAATAGCACCCTGCTTGGTTGTGTGACAGCCAATGACTTCGCCATCTTCTTTCTCCACAGCCCAACCAGAGCAATCAGGATTCTTATCGCTTATGTAATAGGGCATTATGAAAGCCTCGCTTCTACGATGATTGTTCCCCCGAGTGATACTGCTGATCCATTGATTGTGATGCCAGCAAGTGCAGCATCAATGCTTACTGTTTGAGTTTCAGCGTTATAAAGGATTGGAGATGAGGCTGCTACTACGCCTGATGGACCTTGTGGGCCTGTCGCTCCGGTTGCACCCTGCGGTCCAGTTGGGCCTGTCGGTCCTGTCGCTCCCGTAGCTCCTGTTGGTCCGGTTGGTCCAGCAGGTCCAGTTTCGCCTTGAATACCCTGTGGGCCTTGTGGGCCAGTCGAGCCAGTAGGACCAGCAGGGCCAGTCGGACCAGTATTGCCTGTGTCACCCTTAGGGCCTTGAATGCCTTGTTCGCCCTGTGGGCCTTGAGCACCTGTTGCTCCAGTTGCTCCCGCTGGTCCAGTTGCTCCAGTTGGCCCTGTGTCACCTGTGTCCCCTTTGTCACCCTTATCTCCTTTTGCACCCTGTGGCCCAGTTGCACCTGTAGCACCGGTAGCTCCAGTCGGACCTGTAGCTCCAGTTGCTCCGGTGTCACCCTTGTCACCCTTTTCGCCCTGTGGTCCAGTTGCACCTTGAGGACCAGTTGAACCTGTCAATCCTTGAACGCCCTGTATTCCCTGCGTTCCCTGTTGACCTCTTGGAATTACAAGACTCAAAGTCTGATTGGGTGCTGTGCCTGTAATTGTTGCACCTGCATCGCCACCGGGTTGGCTGGCTGTAACAGTTCCAATTGTTAGCGTGTTGGCAAGTCCGATTTGACCCTGTATTCCCTGTGGTCCTTGTGGCCCAGAATTTCCAAGCGTGACAGTTGTTGAAGTTTCAATGACTGAAATATCCACGCTTGTTTCATTGACTGTAAGCGTGGAATTGGTTTCAGTTATTGCGACAACTGAGCGAGACATTACCGAGTGACCTCAGCCTCAATGTTGAAAATACCCTGAACTAATCGAGTAATTGCTGAGCCTGAATTAAGTTCAAGATCGTAGAGATATTGCCCTGCAACAATCGAACCCATTGTGCTTGCACTTACGCTGATTCCAATTGTTCCAGCAGTTCCGCCAAGAGTAATGCCTGATCCATTGGTTAAAGAAAGAACAGGATCTGAATCATAAGAATCTCTGACCTGCATGGCTGCGGTGTAGTTAGTCAGATTAACTGCTGTGCCACCGATTGACCAGCTTAGAGACAGGTCGTAAGTTGCACCTTGATAAGCGGTAATGTTATATCTGCCCGGTGTAATCACTTACTTAACCTCAGAACTCTCACATTTCTAGTTGCTCCGTCTGAAATGCACCAAAGACTATCTCCGGGAGTCAAATAAAACTCTTCAGTTGTTTGCTTAGGAAGATTCAATCCTGTTGTAGTGGTGACATTGCTTCCGCCAAGATACACAGTATGTTCTGAGTTGTTATGAATGTGAACACTTACAGGGTTGGAGTCAGCAGGTGCAATTTCAGCTGCAACTGTTCCGATACTGAAGTTGATTGCTAATAGTCCCATTTAGCCCTCCGGATAGACAGATTGTGGATCTTCAGGATTGATCTGTGCAACACCCTGAAGTTGAACGCTAGGAACACCTGTGTGTGCAATAGCGGGCAGACCCATAGCAGCCAAGGTCTCTACTGGATCAAAACCTGCAACTACCAAACGCTGTGCCATCAGAACTCGCTTGTCTGTTGCTACTAGATCAGCAGCATCGATATTCACATTGGCTAGTGGGACTCTAAGGATGTCTCCACCATCGATCTTAGAAAGCCCCTCAGCAACTCTTGCGTCATTTGCAGTCAAGATGCCTGCCTGAATACCCTGTGAATAGGCAGAGAAGCGTGACTGTGCATCGCCTCGAAGCAGGCTATTCATATTGAACTCGACAAATGCACCTTGACCATTTGGATAAACCTGCAGCAAGGTAGAGAGTGAGTTTTCGATGATTGCCACATAGGGCCTGAGTGTGTGAGTTACGAATTCAATCTGGGTGGCTTCCACGCTGCTGTAGGTGTTGGTTCCCGGCAGATTCATCATGTGGCTTGGGATATTCCAGATTCGACAGAGGTCTTCAATAAACATTCTGCGAGAGTCGAGAAGTTGCGAGTCCTCTGGATTGATGCCAATGTCTTTTATGTCAAGGCCCGAGTGCAGAACGATTGTCTTGTGAGCTTTTCTCCAGCCACCATGTCTAGCATCGACTGACTTAGCTAGAGATTTTGCCTGATCCTCTGTCAGCGACTGAGGCGTGACTAGGGCATAGTTTCCTGATGCACCCTGCCCGAAGAATCTCTGTGCATAAGAGTCAAGAGCAAGACCTAGCCCAAGTGCATCCTTCATGGCCTCGACTCTTGAGACACCACGAATAGCACCGGGTCTCATCACCGATTCCACAATGTGCAGAATCTCATCAGAGGTATAAGTCTTTTGGTCTTCTTCATAGGTAAACATGACTCGACCATTGCGGTTGCGTTTGACTTCAATCTTCGTGGGATTCAAAACCATTAGATTGATTGGCAGGCCGTCTTCATCTCGGAAGATTCTGATGAATGCATTTCCATCAAGCATTAAAGATGCGATGATTGAGCTGATGAATGGTGTTCTATCTACAAATGAAACATCAGGTCTATTTACCCAATCAGGCTTTGGCCTCATCAAGAACTTCTGACCATTACGCCTCATCCAAGCATCCATAGGCAGGGTAGATATCGTGCCAGCAATCAGAGAGATGGCAGCAGAAACTCCAGAGAGCTTATAGACATTCTCTTCATCGATGAATGTGCCTGAGTTGTTTTGAAGCTCAAAGTCAAGACCAGCTCCCCAAAGGCTATTAGGGGTTACTGCTCGCTTCTCAAATAGGTTATTGAGCATTTGTTCTCTCTAGTGCTAGGCCGAATAGAACGGAAAAGACTCCGAGGCCGATGAGGCCAAGAGGTGGAAAAATCATTCCTAACCCTGTGCTAATCAGGATTGCACCTGCAACCTGTAAGGCTGTGACCAATTTAGAAGACATAGACACCCGGAGTTAGTTGTTCGGGTTCTATTCTACTTGTCGTTGCCCTGTCATAGGCGATGACTGCCGCTACCGCTGCGTCAATACGGCGGGATGATGCTCTGTTTTCTTTCACTATCCTCACTCCCAGATTGTCGGACTTTACTACAGCATTCGATAGGTGGCGAGCTAGTAATGGATCTCCATCATGCACAATCCTTCCCTCGACTACAGCGTCAAAATACTTCGCACAGGCAGGTATCATCCTTCTTGCATTGGTGCTGGGATACTCCACAATCGGATAGCCTTCTTCTGCTAGGACTTGCATAGATCGCTGCCAGCGGTAAGGGTCACAGACAATCTCTTTGACATTTGGGTGAGTCTTTACGAACTCACGAATCTGATTCTCGACATCGAGAATATCTACCCTCCATAGATCATCATGAATGTTTGGGTCTTTCTCCCATGCCTTGATCATGAAAACCTGTGGGGTTTCTTCGATAGTCACTCCCACTAGGACAGTCGAGTCACCTGAGAATGATCCATCGAATCCGATGACATAGTCTTTGCCCCCAATGCTTACCTCACCCTTGCAGGCTTCCCATGTTCCTGTTGGTAGCCATGAGACCTGCGATGAGACCCATTGATTGCATCGCTTCGTGCGGAACTCAGCTTCTGGGGTTCGCCTGACTGCTGACTCAAAGTCTTGCGGGTCTGATAGATCTCCAAATCCGGGATTGGCTATCTTCCATGTCTCTGGATCTCTGTGATCAGACTCAGCAGGTGCTTCCCACCATGCCATGAAGAATGATGGATCTTCTACTTCCCCTGAGGCCACCCTTTTGCCATAGTTGTAAAGACTGAAAGCTATGGAATCCTGACCTGTCGAATCGGTCTTTACTCCAGCTGTTGTGATAGCGACTAGGTGAGCAAGCGAACCTCTAGCACCCATAGCTAAAGACATAACATCGAAAAGCTCTCTATTGGGCTGAGCGTGAAGCTCATCGAACCAGCAGGCTGAGATGTTCAAACCTTCGGCAGAAAAGGCTTCTGCTGATAGCACTCGATAGATAGAGCCTGTAGAGGGGATCTCGATTGCATCCCTGTATAGCTTTGCTAGCTTCAGTAGCTCATCATTTGCCTCGACTATTCGCTTGGCATCAGAGAACACAATGCGGGCCTGCTCTCTAGTAGCGGCCACCGAATAGGTCTCACCTCCAGCAGGTCCAAAGTATGTGTCGAAGATTGCCATAGCTGAAGCGATGGCTGACTTACCTGACTTGCGGGGCATGCCTATGAGATTGACTCTTGATCTGAAGCCCTGACCATCGCTGGCATAAATGTGTCGGATAAGGTCTTTCTGCCAATCCCTGAGGGTCAGCCTTTCTCCTTGTTTACCTGCGACTGAGTCTTTGGTAATTATGCCGAAGCCCTCGATGAAGTCGATGACCAGCTCACCCTCACCCTGCTCGATGGCATCAGTCGGAACTGGGGTTAGCCATTGCGGTGGAAACACGCTGAGCCTTTCTTTGCATCAGTTCCTCTAGCTTGCTTGCAGCCTTGACTTCTGCCACTCCCAAGCGACTTCTATCTGCTGGGCTGAAGCCAAGAAGAGAAAGATTGGAGACTATCTGCCTGTCCAGTTCTCTCAGGCCACGCCTGAGTCTGGCATCATCAGTCTGCATTACCTTGACTCGCAAGTTCCATCTCTCATCAATCATCTCGCAAGTCATCAGTAGCAGTTCGCTGTCTGTGTTCGGGCTGATCCATGTTGCCCCCATGCCCCAGACCTTGTTCCATAGCTCTTGCCCATACTTGAGCAAGGGCCTGTGTGGCTCTGGCACTTTAGTAACCATCGAGATCTCTAATGCATTGGATGGCAAAGCTCGCTTGCCGGGATTGCCTAGCATGCGTTTCTGCTCGATTGGTTTGGCTGGCCTACCTGCTGGCATTGGCTAGCTCAGCTTTCTTGCCTGTTAGGTTTTGCCAACGCTGGATAATGACATCGCAATACTTCGGGTCAAGCTCCATCATGAAGCATGTCTTTCCTACCTGCTCCGATGCTATGAGTGTTGCACCTGATCCACCGAATCCATCGAAGACTAAATCTCCAGAGTGATTAGAGATTGCCTTAGCCGCTAGGGCTACTGGCTTCTGAGTTGGATGCAAGGTGTTCTTTCCATCTTTGTTTATCTGCCAGACAGTAGTTTCTGTGGTCGAGCCTGTGAAGTTCAAAGACTTGCCTCTGGGTTTCCAGTAGAGACATGGCTCATGCTTCTGTTTGTAGTTTGCATTCAATGCACCATAGCCACCATTCTTCACCCAAATGATTAGAGCGTGAATGTCTCCATACTTTTCTGCTGCCTCATAGAGGGTGGATGCTCTAGTTCCTGCGAACCAAATGTAGCAAGGGCCGTTTGCATAAGCTCCTAGAGTTTGCATGACTGCTTCATAAATGTCAGCGTCATCATTCTGAATCATCTCTCGATTGTTCTTCTGGACCTGTCCATCCTTGAACTGAATACCACCTCTATAGGCCACTCCATAAGGAGGATCTGTGAAGACTATGTCAGCCTTCTTCTTTTCCATTAGCTTGTCCATGTCATCGAGGCTGGTAGTGCTCCCGCACATAAGTCTGTGTCTGCCTAGCTTCCAAATGTCACCTAGTGCTGTTCGGGTAGGTGCATCTTCTGGTATCTCATCTTCCTCGATGGACTCAAGATCTACTGGGGGATTGACAAGCTCGAAGCCAAATGACTCAATGTCAAAGCCCGCTTCTTGCAGGTCGAGCAACTGAGCAGCCATGACCTCAGGATTCCACTCAGCCAACTCAGCGGTTTGATTGTCAGCTAGGGCATAAGCCTTGATCCTGTCAGCATCCCAATCGGCTGGCACTCGCACAACATCCATCTCAGTCCAGCCAAGTCGCTTGGCTGCCTCGACTGTGCCATTGCCTGCAGCGATGATGTTGTCTTGTGTGATGACTATGGGCTTTCGCTGTCCGAACTCTTTGAGGCTGCCCTCGATTGCACTCAGATTCTTCTCATCATGGGTTCGAGCATTCGTGGGATCAGGTATCAGCTTCGTGATAGCTATGCGTTCAATTTTCATGTCTTACCTTTCGTATTTCTAGCCTAACTGAAAACCAATAATTTTGCGGGTGTGTGAGAAAAAGTGGTCTCGGGGTGAAACCCAGAGCTAGTGGTTGAAGATAGACCCCACCCCTAGATGTAGTGGTGGAGGGTAGTCAAGGGCTACTAGACTTGCGGCAATTCCTGTGGATAACTATGCGAACACTTGTTCGAAAACGGATTTTGTTTATTTATAGAGGCTTATTGCCCCTGCTTGAATTGCAGGATTTATGAGCTGGAGCTAGTGGGGAGGCAGGGTCTCCCGCTATCAGGTGGTCTGCTGTGATCTCTGCCCTAGAGGTAAAAGGATTCTTACAAATGTGGCAATGAGTAGCGTTGGCCTTGAGTATCTTGGCTGTGGCTTTATAGGCAGAAGAGTATAGCTCCCGTTTTTTTGCTCTGTGTTTGGGATCTAGGCTTCTTTGTCTTTCCCTGTCTCGCTCTCGCTTGGTCCTACAGTCTGCACAGAATTCACCTTTATCGGTGTGCAGCCTCTGGCATTCGAGACAAGGTCTAGCGAACCTCATACTAAATGATACTGCCTGAGTGGCTGGCTGGGAGATGGGCATGGACTATCTGCCTTCATTTATCCGTAGAGTAAAAGCCCTTGCCATTAAATTTGAATGAGCGAAAGTTATAGTCTCTAGCCATCCCCTCTTTACATTTGACACAGATAGGTGTCTCTACTTCTTCTTCTATCCCTGCGTGGATGGTTATGGTCTGCTCACAGGTGTTGCACTTGTAGTCATAGGTTGGCATTAGAGCTTCCTCACCTCGCCCGCAAAAGGCGTGTTCTTCTCTAGCTCGATAGTCAGGATGCCACAGGTGCTGTCGAGTCCGTTGGAGCGTCTAAACCAATCGCTTCCCGCATCCATCGTGGGACATTGAACCCAGAACTTTGAGCCGTTGCCATCATGTCTTTGACCAAGCTCTTCAATGCGGAGATGATGGAAATGCCCGGTCAGTAGGGTGTCACATGGCTGATTCCATTGTGAGCCGAAGCTACTTGATGCCCAATGCTTAGGGATTCCTTCTGGCCTCGATGCTTGATGTCCATGCATAACGCCGATTGTATTGACGCCGTATTGAAATGCAAAGCCCTCGTCATGAGGCTGTGGGATTAGGTATTCAACATCCATCCCTAGTTCTTTTGTTACCCTGCGAAGTTGTTGGAGGATGACGATGCCCCAGTCATCGAGTCCCGGCCTTCCTACCTGCTGACCCTTGAATCGGTTTTGGCAATGGTTCGAGGCTACTGATCCATAGGTGACAGGTGCGTATTTGTTTGCTCGCTTGATTAGGTCAAGCATCAGCGAAGTCGCAACATCGACTTGCTGCATTGGCGAAAGGTCGTTGCTCTCTAGCTGGTTATAGTGTGCGGCGTTTGAGAACGATTCAATGATGTCACCGATGTCCATGATGAAGATACGCTCATACTTGCCTGCCTTCATTTGTTGCTCGATACGCTCATAGGACCGTATGACTCTAGCGATAAGTTCTTGTGTTCCGCCTCTTGAGCCTGTCTTGCCAACTTGGAAGTCTGAGGGTGCGACTATCAGGGCCTTGTCGGTTGTCTTGATGTCTTTTCTTTTCCCTGCTGACTTGCGGGCCTCAGACATAAGAAGCGGTAGATCTATCTCTCGATTCTTTCTTCTAAAAGTGAATCTATAAGAGACCAGCCACTCTCCACCCTCACGCTGCTGCCAGCGTGAAGTCTTGATTGGCGGGATGACCTCAATGTCATTTGGATCTATGCCTGCACTTAGCAGGAAGTCATCGAAGTTGGCTGGCTGCTCTGAGTAGCCCGGCGTGGTAGCTTGGCCCTCGAAGCCATCGAACTCGATAGCAGGTTTGAAGTTCGGCTGTGCCAGAATCTTTGGAGCTGGCTCTAAGTTCTCTAGCATTTAGTTATAGCAGGAGCAGAGTTCCCTGCGATGCCTTCCGATTGCTTCGTTGGACAATTGCACGCCCCTCTGACTTAGGGCAACAGAGAGACCCTTGTCACTCCATTTGGTTTTGTTCGCAAGAGCTTCGGTCAGGATTTTCTTATCCCCTGCATCCATGCTCTCAAGCGTGGCTCTGGTTTTGCATCTTCTTTTACCTGTGACTGGCTCAAGACCCTCTAGCATTCTTCATTCCCTTCTCTAGTTCGGTCAATGCAAAGTTTTCCGCTATTGCAGCAGCCTCATCAATGTCATCCTGACTCAGCGGCTGGTTGAACTTCTGCAACAATAGCTTGGACATCTCCACCCTGACAGACAACACTCCTAGCTTGATGCCCTGTGCGATCAGAAACTTTGAGTGGTCATTTACCTTGTCTTGGAATGCCCATAGCTTGATTAGATCTTCGGGTTCGTAGTTTTCCATTAGATACTCAAATCATTCTCATCGGCGATTAGCGACTGCACGATGCGTTGGAGGGTTGGGTTCTGCCATGCATGATCAGCAAGAGATCCCTCAATGTATCGGGCAAGGTCTTCTCGGATAGATTCAAGATCTGCAGACCAGACCAGATGTGGATCTCTCAGTAGGGCAGCAGCCTGCTTGAAGTCAGCGGCGATCCTCAGTTCTCTTCTAGTAGCCATTGCGTAAGCTCCGGGTTTTCCTTGAGGACCATGAGAATCGGGTTCTCCCAAACACTAATGAAATGGTGTTCCCATTCTTCATATTCCATTTTTTTGGAAGGCGAATCGTTCTGGAAAATAAACCGACAGGCGTGAAGTAGCTCATGAAAGACTGTGACTCTCTTTTTGCTCTCTCCAAGCTCTCGGTCAATGACGATAATGTTTCGGGAATCTTGTGTGTAACCTGCACTTGAATCGGCGAGTAGTGGGTCTTCTTTTGATGTGAGTTGAACGATGCGGTATTGCTGGAATCCAATTTTGACAACATCAGGACACCTTGACATTCTCTAATTCCTCTAAGGCCTCAGTTAGATCAGACAGGTAAATATAGTCTCCATGCTGATTACCTGTGTGGTGCAAGTCTATTGCTTTCCAGAAGCGTTCGGCCTCTAGCCTTCTGCCTTCTCTGACACCTGTTTCATAGGCTGCCATGCAAGCCTTGTGGATGGTTTCTTGGAACTCGCTATTTGTCATTTTCTGCCCCTGTCTTTAGTAAAAGTATTGCTATAAGTAAAGTGTTGACCACCGACAATATGAGGATGTATTCAAGCATTTTGCACCTCATTAACTATCCATCTCAAAAAAACCTCTGCCTGTTGGCCTTGGATGTTTCTGGCAGTTAGTTCAATTTGATCTTTGTGATGGTTGGCAATGCTTCTTGACCAACTGGATCTGTTTTGAATACCAATCGAAAGCCATTTGCCGGGATTCGATTGCAATAAATCAAGCAATTCTCGAGTCACCAACTTGTTATTTCTGCCCCTTGCCCTCAGGCTTGGCTCTTTCCATTCATAGTTCATTTGTAGTGCCCTCATCTTCTAGCTCATCAGCTACCTGACGGATTGGCTCTAGGGGGACATTGATCCCATGAGCACGCTCATTCTTTAGGTGAGTCTCTAGGCTTTTGATCTTCTCTAGCCTGAATCCAGACCAGCGGCGATCATCAGTCTCGACTATCGGTGCAGCCATCAGACCTAGCTCCTTGAATCGCTCTATAGCTTTGTAAGACTTATCCAGTCGGCGTGTCTTGTAAATAATGCCCCTGCGGTCAAACTCCCGCTTGGTTTGGGAACATTGGACGCAAGATCCCGGTGCTAGCTCCCAGACAGTTATGGTCATCACAGCTTTGCCCCTGTTCTCAAGGCGATTTCTTTGCGTTCGTCTTTGATTATGTCAAGGCACTTATCGTAGCCTTTACGCTCGACCTTAGTCATTTTGACTCGATCAGCCATGAGCTGGGTTCTCATTGATAGCCAAGTGGTTGCATACTGTGCCCCTTCTTGAATACCATGACGGAAGGCCTCATCCAGCTCATACTCAAAAAGTCTGTCTGCTATCCAGAACTTAATGTCTCTCCAAGTTGCTCTCATGCGTTCTCTCCTAGTAGTTCCCTTGCGGCCCATCTCAGGACCTCAGCGGTTTCCTTGAGACCCTCATTGTGTTTCTGATTGCTTAGTTCTTCCAGAGCCTCAATGCACGCTTCAAAGCCTCGACTAAATTGAGCCATGCCATAGAGGTCAATCTGCCTATCGACCTGCTGCTTGAATTCGTCAACTGACATGAGCATCCCTTTCGATTAGATCGACAATCAGCCCTAGTCCAAGACCTGAGTATCCGTCTTCCTTCAGACCTTCGAGCATGTCGATGATTGATTGTGTGCAATAGACAACCTGTGCGTTTTCCTTTGGCAGGCTGTGGCTAGTTAGTGTTTCTTCCATTTCTTATCTCCCTGTGATGATGCTGAATAGTAAATCTGGTATGGCATGAAGTGCTATGAGTGTGAGTGTGAGCACGATGAAGACCTTGATGAATTGAATGATGGTCATTATGCAACCTGCTCTGATACACAAGTGCAATACTTTGATCCACCACACTTGCTAATGGAATTGAGTTCATACCAAAGACTTTGCCAAATAGATTTCTTGCTTGTGCATTCAAAGTCATAAACTGAAATATGCAATTCCCCACCGAGTAGCAAGCCTTGTGGTGCGTGAATCGCTATGTCTAAATCATTGAGGTCAATGCTGCAACCTAATGCTTTTGCCTTGGCAATAACTTTTGCCTTAGTTGTCATCTGGGTTTCCTTACCTTTCTTGCCCTGATAGAAACAGGCTAGACCAAGTTAGGGACAGGGTAAAGGGCAAAGAGCGTGTCGTTATCTAACTGTTATAAAGCGATGACCCTAATAATTGCCCCTGTTTCCCTGTCATCGGCATAGAACTTACGGGCTGAGATTTCAATAATTTGGCTGTCATCGCCCCAGATTCGGCCTGACTGGCCTATGCCATCGCCTACGCCCCTGACCAGCTTGTCAAGATCCGGTGCAACTATGGGATAGGGCCTTTCTGAGAACTTGACTGTTTTGGGTCTCTCTAAGTAGAAATCCACCTCGAGCCTGATAGGGCCAAGGTGGATTTCTGTGAATGGATGACAAGCTTCTTCTATGGCAGCTCGCCATTTCTTCAGGTTAGCAGACTGAGCCTCGACAATCCTTCCATTGAAGACACGCTTAGACCCCTGTGGGGTAGGCCTGCCCTTAACATCGAGTTCAATCACCCCTCTAGTTTAGAAGGGCATTTCTGCTCTCTGAAGAGTCGGATTGTTTATGTTTATTGCTGCAACCTGCTTGGGCTGGTTGTCTCGCCCTGTAAAGGATTCAATCTTGACTGACAGATCACCCGAGACCTCTAGGATCTCCCCTTCTCTGACCTGCTCCTTAGTCCAGACTGTGACCCAGACATTTATGTCCTTGCCATCTTTGGTCTTCTTCTTCTCGACACCCTTGAAGCCATAACCATCGATGATGCGTGTTACTTCTACTGTTGCTTTTACTCTCATTATTTCTTCCTATGCTCTTGAGACACGCAATCTGAATGACCACAAGTTCTTTCCCCTGCCATCACTAGACTTCCGTCTTCTCTTATTGGAGTGACCATGTCTTCGGCATAGTTTCCCTGCCAAATCAAACAGTCACCTATTTTTGTTTGTTTCCTTGCCCTGCAAGATTGACAAGTGTCAGGGTTCTTGCGGGTCAAGAGTATTTCCCAGACTATGCCACAGCGGGGACATTGTTTTTGCACCTCATAAGCCTAACTTCTTTTTCAGTTCTGGAGTGAGTGGGACAGCCCTCTGAGCGATCTCTTCCATCTCTCGAAGGTAGGCATCACTAGCCTCTTTTTCTTTTGCCCTGCGAGCATCAATGGCGGCCTTGACCTCGGGTGCGGCAGCAGCGTTTTCCCAAGAACAGGCATTTAGCCATGAGGCTGGATACTTTGTGTAGTCAGGATTCCTAGTTGGGTCATTTCGATAGGCAATGACGCCAGCCAAAATGTCCTCAAACTTTGCCTTCTTAAGTGCCGATTTGAACGCCCTAAAAGCCTTGGCCTTGTCGATCTTTCTAGGATAGGCATTCCAGAATTCCTCAAATAATTCCTCATAAGCATATTTAGGTTCTTTTAATGGTTCTATAAGGGTTTGCACGCCACCTGCTGTCACCCCTGACGCTTTATTTGTCACCCCTGACTGCGATTCTGTCACCCCTGAGGTGCTTGGCAGGGTTACCCAGTAGCGGTTGGATTTGTATTGGCCCTGAGTAGGTGCATTTTGGACCTCGATCCTTAGCTCCCCAATTTTCTGCAGATACTGAATGTCACGCTGGACACTTCTCTCTGACGAATTGACCATTTGGGCTATCCTCCTAATGGAAGGCCATGCCCCTATCTCGCCCTGATGATCAGCAATAGCTAGTAAGACCAACCTTGCTCTACCATCAGATTTGGACTCACGCCAGACCGCATTCATAATCTCAATGCTCATTTTGCCCCTTCATTGTTTGTAGTTCTTTCTTGATTTCAGCTATGGGCCTCAGGGCCTCTTTGGGTATCCACCAAGCATCAGGCCTGCCATTGCCCGGGTTTTCCCAGTATTGATCCTTCTTAGCCTGTGAGCCATGCATGAATCCTTGGATAGTGAAAGTTGGAGCATAGCCTGTCACTAAGACATAGAAGTAATCTGAGTGATCAGCGGGTCTGATGATCAATCGATAGCTATCCCTACTAGCCCAGCGAACCTGTATCTTTTCTGATACATCAGCCCCTTTGAAACCCTTGCCATCGCCAGCATCGTAATAAATCTGCAAGGCTTTAGAGACAGCCATCTCAGCACAGTAGCCCTCGATGTTCTCAGTCCAGCCGTTACCCACAAAGCCATGATTGTTTCTGCGATTGAGTTTGATTGCTTCCAGCCCACGATTTACGGCTACGGCTGCTGCCATAGCCACCTCATCAGCATTTAATGTGATAATCATTTGCCTTCAAGCACCCCCGCATGGATTTTTGGGTAGGGCAATGGCTTGTATCTGAGCTTGGACATAAGGATTCTCTTTCTGGTTTTGCTAGCGTTGAAGTAAATGTAACGATGTTTGCGGGGTCTCTCGACCCAATAGACCCTGTCACCGAACTTCTCGATGACCTCAGCGTTTGTCAGGCCATTGGCATAGCTGGCATGATGCTGACCCTCCATACCCATGACCTTAGGATCTTTGAACTTTGCACTCAGGCCTGTGTAAATGAAATTGGTGGCTTGATAGACATAGCCAACATGATCAGCAGAACTATCTGCAAAGCTGACCACGATCTCTCTGTCTAGCTGTTTTAGCGTTTGCCCTATGAGCCAGCTTTCTCCGTTTTTGGGGACTGAGTCATCCACCCATAGGCGAGTCAGCTCATAGACATTCTGTGCCTCATCAGGCCCGCAAATGCCCTTCAGTAGGGTGCTAGAAGCAGGCACGCCATAGATCACTACCCCTACTAGCTGTCCGACTGAATCAAACATCCCAAATGCGAATGTGCATGGAGCTTTGCGGTGCAGATAGTGATTTGCTATCACAGCATCCTGAGCCATTTGGTAGCTAATGCGTTCGATGCTGTAGTTCTCAGCTAGTGCCATGCTAAGCCCCCAGAGCTATCTTCTGATAGGCCTCTTTGGCAATGCGATCTCTAGCCCCTCCAGCCCATCGACCAGCATTGAAATAGAGCTTTTGTAGAGCCTCTAGTCTTTCTTGCTCTACTAGGTGCTGCTGTCTTTCATTTGGGCCAATCTCATCTTCGATCTTGATAGCCCTTAACCTCATCTTGCAAGCTAATTCCTCGACATCCATTCTTATCCTTTCTTAGATCAAGTAATTAGGAGGGTCACTCTCTCTTTTCTCCCCTGACTCAGTCAATGAATACCATTTCATTTGCACCCTGTCAAAATACGGCGTGTCAAAACCATCCCATTTGCCCAGCTTCCAGCCCATGTCTCTGGCCTCAGTAGCCACAGCGGGATCAGATTCCATGCTGTAGTTCAAATCAGGGCAAATCCTGAGCAGATTGTCGAACCTATCCATAGCCTTCGAGCCACCCATGCCTCTATTAGCCCTGTGATGCGTTTGGAGACCATTTGTAGCTCCGCAATGTGGGCAGTAGGGGTGAGCCTCGACAGCCCGCCTAATCGCCTCCAGTCGCTTCACAGGCGGGTTTCCTGCCCCATGAGTTTGGCCTGTGTCGCAAGCACCATAGAGGCAGTTTCTATAGACCTGATTTTCTGCCTGATTCTGTTTAGTTCTGCCTTGCGTAGATCCCGCTGAAGCCTCAGATCAGCAGACTCAAGTCGAGCCATAGCTTCACGATCCCTGACTGTGCCCTGTGATTTTATGTAAGCCTTTTGCTCAGCTAGATCCAAATCGTATTCAGCCTCAGCCAAAGCTCTCTCAGCATCGAATAGAGCAGTCGAACCCTTAGAGTTCTCAGCTATCAGTTCCGCTAGTTGCCTCTGGATTTCCTGTATCACTCAATACCCCTAACAGAAGCTCGATGAGTTCCCTGTTCCAGAACTGAGCTTCACTTTCCTGTCCTCGAAACCTTGCCACCAGATACGCCTCCTCCAGCTCTTGGAGCTTGGCTCTCTTCAAATCGCTGAGCATAAAGTTTCAACCCTTCTAGGATTTCCTGAGAAGCGTTGTTGGCTTTAGCTTGTGCATAAAGGTCTCGCAGTTCTTCGATTGTGCCAAGACTACCAGCTCTCTCAAGCCAATCCATCCTTGCGACCTTTTCCATCTCTTCTCGACTTGGCCTCTTGTTGCCTGAGTAAATGTAATTTGCGAGGCACCGGCCAATGCTGCTGGTCTCACATCGCTCCAGAGCAAATGGGTCTGAGTTTGCCTCACTTGCCCAGCCTGTGGTCTTTGGAAGCTCATTGGCCTGATCTCCAGCGGTGAGATACAAGCGAGTCTCGATGATCCACAGACTCGAATCCTTAGTGTGATTGATGGTCACGATTCGAGCATCCTGTGATTCAGGTGCTGACCAAAATGCTTTCAGTCTTTCTTCGACAGTCGCATACTGTGAGAGATCAAAGCGGGCCATTATTTCTTTCCTTTCTTGACTACCAAATAGGGCAGTCCATTTCCTTTAGCCTGTCTGGATGCGATGCGGATTTTCTCTCCATCGACTTCCATATAGGCATACTTTGCTTTACCCATAATGTCCATCACCTGTGACTTTATGAGCCTAAGTTCTTCTGCGGCCTGATCGTATTTTGCCTGAGCATTGACTAGATAATGCAAGGAATCTATCTCGACCTCAGTCTCATCAATGAGTGGGTGCATAAATCGAATGGCCTCATAGGTGGATTCAGATCCATCCCATTCGGGTCTCTGGTCTGAGAATAGGCAGGCCTGAAAATCGATGGCTCTCTGTCGAGCAATGTCAATCTCAAAGTCATCACGCTCGATCCAGTAGTCATGCCATGTCATTCCCGCTACTGCTACTAGAGCAGCCCTTTGTAGTCCGAGAATGTCTAGGTAATGCTGCACCTGAGCGTAGTAGCCAGCAGGCAATTCCTCCCATGTCTGTCTGCCTGTCTTGACCTCGATGACGATCCATTCGCCTGTCTCTTTGTGCTGAGCTAAGGCATCAGGATTGGCGTGTCGGAAGGGCAGCAGGGCATCTTGATAAGTGCCTGTGAGATAAACATCGTATTCTGGGTGCTCTTCGGCCCAGAGCTGCAGGATAGGCAACTCGAAGGCTTTGCCAAATCTGATGGCCCAGTTCTCTTCGATCTGCGAGGGTATCTTTCCTGTCTTCTTCAGAAATAGAGCCATAGGTGACTCGAAAGGATTTAGTCCCATAATTGTGGAGATCTCAGATCCCCCGATAGATCCCTTGCGGGCTTCGTGCCATTCAGGCGTGCCAGCCTCAAAGACTCCGAGTAGTGTCGCTTCATTGAATTTCTCAGGTGCATGTATTTTGAACATGTCTGTATTTTCTCCCCTGCCTCCGACATTTATTCCGTAGGCTTCTACAATGGCACATTTTGACCAGAAGCACTATCGCCTTCTGAAGGCTATTCATGCGGCTAATGGCGTGCCCTGTGAGGATTTCCCTGAGCTTTTCTATCCCGAGGATATTCGAGATGAGACACGCCGAAGGCTGTCTATCGTGATCGCCAAGAGGCTCTGTGACACCTGCCCAGTCAAGGCTGAGTGCTTTAGGTATGCGGTGGAATCAGGTCAGAAGTATGGGATTTGGGCTGCAACTTTGCCCTCTGAAAGGTAGTTGACAGGTATTCAGAAAGTCCCTATGCTAAAAGCACTAATCATGCGTGTTGCTTGACCCGATTAGTCTTGAGTGGACCGCAACGGCTAAAGGTTTTTACCTTAGAAAATCCCCTGATGAAAGTCGGGGGTTTTTTCTTTTAATCCTTTTTGAATGCGACAGAGGTCAGCAGGCTCAAAAACCCTGCACCCAGAGATACCGAAGCAAGCCCAGCCCAGTCAATGGCGAATAGGCCAATTGAGCCTGATCCAAGGAATGCGATTGCTGCCTGAGCGACAGTCTTGATAGCTCTCTCGCCAGCGTAGTTTAGGAAGTCCAGACTAAAGATCTTCATGGTTGCCCTTTCTAGTTTTTACATCTTCGTAAGTAGCAAAAGCAGTATAAGCGGTCAGGATGATAGAAATCAAAGCCACTCCGCCGATGATTAGTTCTCGGCTAACTGAGGAATCTGCCTCATAAGTAATCGCCCCAAACAGGATCATGAATGCAGACAGGGCAAAGGATAAATAGATAAGTCTTCTGCGGTGTTTCCAGCTAGGCACTTAGTCGCTCGTCAATGAAGGTTTCAGGGTCAAAAACTAAACCAAAGGTGACTGATGTGACTTTAGGCCCAATGGTCAGGTGTAAGTGTGAGCCCCTAGATGCAGAACCAGTATTCCCAACCTTGCCGATTGTCTGACCTTCTTTTACCCTGTCACCAACTTTTAGCGTTGGCTTTTCCTGAAGGTGGCAGTAGCCGATGAAAACAGTTCTGCCGTTTATCTCATCCCATGCTGACTGCACTAGGACATGACCAAGTATTGAAGACCACTTCACCGCTTGAACTGTTCCCGCTGCCACCGCAGGAATCGCCTTGCCTTCTTTGGGTGCGTAGTCAAGCCCCCTGTGTGCGGTGAGTCTCCTCGCCGTAGTTCCAAAGCGTGAGGTTATGAGTTTCTTTGAGAAGGGATGTCTCATCGGATCAAAGCCCAGATTGCTGCGATGAAGCCTGTGATGCCCGAACCTAAAGCGGTAAAGACCAGCTTCTCAATCCACTCCATGCGAGCGAGTTTCTGCTCTACTCGATTCATGCGGGCAGGTAAGTCTTTGAGGTTTTTGATATCGGCAACAAGCTCAATCTGCACCGATTGAACCTCGATGAGCTTTTCGTAGATGTCTCGTTGCGTTATGCGAACGCCGTTTGTTTCCTCAGCCATTTTTACCCTGCGATTTAGTTAAGTGCCTTGTTTTCCTGCTGGAAAACTATTGCGACCCAATCACCAGCTTCTTCATCCCACTGATACATTATGCCGTCATTAGGGTAAGGGATTGGTGCTTCCCATTGGCAGGTGTCCTCATTCAGAATCCAGCTTGGGTAAGGCTTTGGCGGGATAAAGGCATCTCTGTCCCAGTCGTAGGTGTAGCCGACACCTGCAAAGTTCTTTCGGATGTTTCCGTTGTAAGAGGTTCGCTTGCACTCTTGGCCTCGGATTGCCCCGTAGTAACGCTCCCAGTCTTTGATTTGGTCAACGACTTCCCACTCATCCCGACCAGTAATAACCTCGGTCACGATGTTGTTTTCATCTAAGAATGCGTAATGTGCCATGTGTATATCCTAACTAAAAGAAACCGAACCTGTGCCAGCGGTAAATGTTGTGATGTTGAATCCGCCACTTGTTGAGGTAGAAGAGGTCAAACCCGCTCCTACTGTAATTGTGCGAGTGTTTGGGTATTTGATAATAACAACACCAGAACCACCATTCCCAGAAGTTCCAAAAGAATCAGATGCTCCACCACCACCGCCACCGCCTGTGTTGGCAGTTCCGTTGGTAGCAGATGCGACTAAGTTACGGCCACCATTTCCGCCACCACCAGCACCAGTTCCACCAGCAGCGTTACTTGCACCACCACCTCCACCACCAGCGTAAACAACTGCAGAGCCAGTTATTGAATTTGAAGTTCCAGCTCCACCATTACCGCCAGCTCCGCTAGTCGTAGCAGCACCATTACCACCAACGCCGCCAGAGCCACCGCCACCACCAGCTCCACCATTTGAAGCACCACCAGTTCCACCATTGTTACCCTGTGAAGGACTTGTGCTTGGGGTATTACCAGCACCTCCAGCACCAGAGTTACCACCACCTCCACCACCAGAACCACCAGCTATACCAGCATTAGAGTAAATCCGACCACCACCACCACCATTGCTAGTGATAGTTCCGAAAACTGAATTTGAACCTGATGCTCCTGTTGTGTTGCCAGATACTCCGCCAGCCCCACCACCACCGACTGTGACTGTGTAATTTACGCCTGTTTCAAAGCTCGCTCCGCTTTGTGTGCGATAACCACCTGCACCACCACCGCCACCAAAGTCAAATCCACCACCAGCACCGCCAGCGACAATCAAAGTATCTGCTGTGAATGCAATTGGCTGATAAAAAGAAACTGTGTCAGAACCTGCGGTGAAACTTGTGATTTTATTTCCGCCAGAAGTTGTCGTTGAAGATGTTAGACCCGCACCAACACTCAGGCCGTAGGTGTCAGGGTAACGAAGAACAACAAGACCAGAACCACCATTAGCACCAGGGTTATCTGTAACAGAGCCGCTACCTCCACCACCTCCTCCAGTATTAGCGGTTCCCGCTGTTCCAGTATCAAAAACACTCGGAGCTCCAGCACCACCACCGCCAGAACCAGCTACTCCACCCCTTGCTCCACCACCGCCACCGCCTCGAGTGACAGATGAGCCAGTTATGGTAGAAGCAACACCATTACCACCGCTACCAGCCTCAAGAGAGTTTCCAGCTTGGCCAGCTCCACCACCGCCACCGCCTCGGTTAATACCGCCAACATCATTGTAAGCACCACCATTGAATCCTTGATTAGCTGTGCCTGTTCCACCTGCGGTTGATTCATTGTCTCCACCACCACCAGAACCACCATCAGCGGCGTTGCTTGTTCCTTTACCCCTACCACCACCAGTTGAAGTTATAGCATTGAAAACTGAATTAGAACCTTGAGTATTTGAACCACCGCCAGCACCGACTGTGACTGTGTAATTTGTGCCTAGTGCAAAAGTGAAAGCAGATTCAGCAGAAGCTCCACCGCCAGAAGTTCCAACAGATGTGCGGTATCCACCAGCACCTCCACCTCCACCTTGAGAAACTCCACTAACACCATTACCACCGCCACCGCCACCTGCGATGACGAGAAAGTCAGTTAATAGTGGTACGAGAGGCCCTGCTCCCGCAACAGCAAGAACTCCTAAAGGAATAGGCATTATGCAGTTATCTTTCCAACTACTCGGTAGGTGTTAGCTGCAACCTTTTGAACAGTTGCGGCATTGTAGGTCTGGTCGATCTTGAAGGTGACGGCTGTTCCCGCTGTTCCTGCACCTGCCCAGTCGGTCACTCCGGTGCCCGGGGCTATGGTAACTGTGCCTCCAGCATTTCTCCAGATCGTGAGAGTGTCCCAAGTGTTTAGAACATCGGGGACTGTAATCGTGACGGCTGAAGTTCCGTTGACAAAGATTGTTCCGTTGTCCAGTGCGGAAGTCGCAGTCATCGAGGTTGTGGTTGTAGTTCCGCCAAAGGCAACCTGATTGCCGTTGATTGTTCCGCCAAAGGTCGAAACAGGCCAGACCTGCTCCCAAAAGGTAGTGAAGACTTCGATTCTGTTTGTGTCTGTCAGATAAGACACCATGCCTTCTGTAGCTGTGCCGATTGCAGAGCCTCTTGCGGCTGACCCTGAAAAGGTCATGACGGACTGATCCATCAAAAAATCCATTACATTAG